GGATCTCGCAGACCAGAAAGACCGCGAGAAGAAAACCGAATATGATTCAGCAGCAGCCGCAGCGGGTAATGCTTTGTCTGGTAACATGGACACCGGTTATAAACCGATGTATGAGGCCGGTGGCTTCAACGAAGACAAGAAACTGAGTCAGGCTAAGCTTGATGCAGCAAACCGCGCAGCAGAGGAAGAGAAGCGCAGACGCGAGCAGATGGAATCGGACCTGAAACGACTTCAGGAAGACCCGGCCTATCGTAACGCAGAGCGTGACCGTCTGAACAAGATGAACAAAGAGCGCGTCGAAGAAGCGAACAAAAGCGCAGAGGTTCACAAGACTGCGCCGGTTCAGGGTGCTGAACTCGATGTTGCGAATGAGATTGTTGATAAGGATAGCGTGACTGACACGGATCGCAAGACAATCGAAAGCATTCTTCAATCTCTGGAAGAGAAGAACAACGCAAACAAGCTGAGTGAAGATGAAAAGGAAAAGTTCGGAGACATTCTTCAGAAATGGCAAGATAAGATCTCTGCTATCCCTGACTCCAGCGCCGCGATTGATAAGCCTACTTCGAGTCAGACCGCAAGTCAGACTGCGCAGGCGAACAACACCGCAAACGTCAACAACAAAACAGTTAACAACCTGGTCCAGCGGTCAATCCAAAGGACTGACCATAAACCATTGATTGCATTAAGTTAATAAGGGAAGAATATGAAAATTACAGTTTTATCTGATACTGTAAAATCATTCGCTGAGATTAAAAACACGGGCATCCCCTCTGGGGGTGCTTCGAGTACAAAGAATGCATTGAGTCAGACAATCGTAACAGCAGAGTTTCCTTCCCAGCGTGCAGCCGGTATCGATAACGCATACAACGCATCAAGCCTTTACAATAACGGCATGTTGTTCACCGCGTATGACTTTGCGGGCGGTCTTGCACCGGGTAGTAAGGATAGTCTGCGATCACTGAGAACAGCAGCCCAGAAAGCTCAACAGATCCTCTCGGGTAACACAGGCAACGTGAAGTATCGCCAGGTTCTGAACACGCGCACATTCGGTTCACTGAATCCTATCTGTCAGATCCTGCTTCCTCGCAGCCTGAACGATAACGAGGTGAACAGTCACCGCTACCAGGATGCAACTGACGGCCTTCTGGCTAAAGGGGCTTCTCGCGTCGTCTCTAACGTTATCTGGGGCGCTGTTGAGTCTGCTACCGGTGGTATTCTTGCGGACCGTCGCGAGGCTATCGATATCGGGACCAAAGCAGCGTTTCAGGGTTCGGATAAGCGCACGAAGATGTACTACAACACTTTCGTAGTGGAGAACCGGAACGACCTGATCGAACTGATCAAGATCTATTACCTGTTTACTACTCTGGGTTATGGCGCGACTTCAGGCGGAACCCCGAAAGAACTTGCAGCAATGGCAAAGAACTACTACAACGTAGCCGCCAGCAAAGCTGCAAACCTTCTGCTGGGTAGTTCGAATCAGTCTTCAGTGGGAGATATGCTGGACAGTACCGGTAGCCAGATCATTGACTTCATCAGTAACGTTGAAGTGATCAAGTCTCCGCCTGTCTGGTTCATTCGCGATTTCCAGTCCGGTGATGCGTTGCGTTTGCCTCATTCGACGTTTGGTCCTGCTGGTATCACTTCGGTTCGATTCGGGCGCACGATAGACAATATCGTAAATACCCTAAGAGAATCACCGAATACCCCGATTGCGGTAGAGATTGAAGTTCAGTTTATGGAACTTATCGATATGCGTCAGGATTCGATCTTTGATACGCAGTACTAAGGGGGAATCATGTTTTACAGCGTAGACGAATTTTTGTCCGGCATGGCTAACCGGGACTTTCAGCGAAACAACCTGTTTAGCGTTGTGTTTGCGACCAGTCCCGCGTCACGCATCCTGGATAGTACGATAGGCAGTATCCGCGACACTCTGATCGACGGGACCATGAGCACGATTAACGCGAACAATCCAAATGAGTTCATGGATGCGATCACGGGTGGCGTAAGCAAGCTGTTTGATTACGGCGTAGACAAAGCGATTATGTCACTCAACAAAACAGGCTTCAGTAAGGTCATGGGGGCGCTAAGCCCTCGCCTGGTGAGTTCCCTGTTTGGTGATAGCATCTACGGACAGTATCTGACGGAGTTCCGCGACCGCATGATGTATAACATGGGTCTGAGCATTGTTGGTGTTCAGTTACCCGGCAAAACACTGGGATATGAATACGTATACAACTCAGGTGTTCCGCAGATTCGATTCACGCGCCCGGAGAACGGAGAACTGTCATTAACATTCCGTACCGACAGCGAAGCCCGTAACCTGAAGGTGTTCCATGAGTGGATGTCTGCGATCCGTGATGATATCTCGGGACAGTATGCGTTCATTGATGAAGTGTCAAGCGCTATCCAGGTGAACTTACACAATCGTGACGGTGTACCGCACAGCACATACGTGTTTCAGAAGTGTTTGCCGGTCAAGGTGAGTAACCCTGAACTGTCGTACGAAAGCAATAATGAAATCTGGACCTTTACCGTAGACTTTGCTTATAAGACCGGCTGGATCGTCGAAGCAGACAAACAGGGCTGGGATGGATTTAAACAATCGCTTACCGAGGCTGCTGCTATCGGTATCCGCAATGTTGTTACAGGACAATAAGGGGCTACGGCCCCTTTTGAGGTTATTATGGTTGATATAGTTCGAGTAAACCTTAAGAACGGGGTGAAGCGTTTCCCGTTGCTTACCGTAAAGGATCAATTAAGCTTCCTCCTGACCAGTGCTGACATGGAAGGGAAGACCCCGACAGAACAGCAAGTAATCGTGGATGAAATCCTTGATATTCTTTATCCGGGTTACACGAAGACTGAACAGGAACACATTTTCATCCGGGTATACTGCGCCTCGTTTGGTAAGAACGCAATCAAGGTCAGCATTAAATCGACAAAAGGTCTTTCTGAAACCTTTATGGTTATTCATGATCACCCGCTTGAACGTGAATATCAGATCGATGAAAACCTTAAGCTGATCTTTGACTTCCCGCGTAAGCGTGATGTGAGTGAAGATGTATTCCTTGATTGTATTCGTCAGGTAGAGCATAATGGGGAGTTGTATGAATGGGTAACTCTTGATGAAGGCAGTAAAAACGCAGTGCTGGATATGGTAGGACGGGAAGACGTGGAGAACATCATCTCTATGCTGATTACTTCATGTAAGGCTACGATCCGCGACACCACGATCAACACACTGTTGCCACTGTTCAAGATCCTGTTTAACAAAGCAGAACTGAATGAGTTCTTCAAAACCAACTATCTGTTAAATAAAAATGCTCTCCAGGTTGACACAATGATGAGTTGCTCCCCTATGGAAAGACAAATCTATGTCGCAATGCTGGCTGATGACCTGAAGAAACAGCAACCGAAAGGGTAAAGAAATGCGTAAGCACAAGTACAAAGAGATCCCCCAGTACGGGGTAAAGTACCGACCACTGACTATCGGTGAAGTCGGTATTGATGGGTGTATCATCGGAGGCGAGAAGCTGTTCCTGCATCAGCGTGATTACGTTCATCTGATGGCTATCTTTGATAGCATGAACATCACTAAGGTTGGATTGCAGATCAAGTGTCCGACCTGCAAAGAACTGATTAAGTTTGGCCTGAACAAAAACGCAATCATGGTTGATGAGTTCGAAGACCAGGTGTTTGGTGATGATATCAAAATCTCCGTACGACCGTACACAACCGGCACAGAGATGATCCCGGACCTGATTGAATTCGTCGTGATTGATGGTGAACAAATCCCATGGTCAGACTGCAAAGAGTCAGAGAAAGAAGCCGTGCTGAACAGCATCGACTACAACGTATTCAAAACAATAAATAGCGCACTGGAGCAACCCGCAGCGGTCGCAAACATACCGGTAAGGTGTTCGTGTGGCTACAATCAGATAGTCTCTCTGCGTGGCTTAGAGGCGTTTTTAAAGGTGGTATAAATGTCGGTCAATATTCGTCTGCTTTACAGCGACATTGAACCCAACATGACCCGAGACTGGAATAAGGACGTAACCGCCTCTAAAGGGGCGGCTGCTGTGAAGAATTGCCTGATAGGGATTGTGACTACTCAGAAAGGCACACGGCCCTTTGACAGTGAATTCGGTTGTGATATTGGGGAACAGATTTTCGAGAACATGAACCCGCTTACGGCGCAGAGTGTTAAAACTTCCATCGAGACCGCGATCAGGCGATACGAACCCCGCGTTTATAACCTGACCGTTGACGTTATCCCAGAGTACGATACGAACAGTATCACCGTCACGATCTACTACAGCATCATTGACGAACCCGAAGATATCGAACAGATCAAACTCCAGCTTTCCTCTTCATAACAAAAAGCCCCTTTCGGGGCTTCTTTCATGCAAACTCTACCCAGCCCATTAATCGACTGATCGCAAGATCGATAGGTTCGAAGTACCACAAAACCTTTCCGTTATCATCAAGCGCCGTATTTGAACACGCAAACATTTCAAAATGCAGACCGGTTTCCTCAACAACACCGATTTTGTGTTCCTGGTTATGTCCTGCCAGGAACAGAGTTGCCCGTGCCGGTTGGATGAATCCGCTTAACGCCTTCATGAAGCTGTCGCATGAATCAATCTCATGGCCTTTTGTGGTTACCGCAGTGTATTTGTATTTCTTTCTGCGTGAGTGCGTATGAACTCCGATGAAACCCAGATGCTCACCAGCTATTGCGACTTCCCAGCCTTTATTAGCGCGTTTGGTTTCCCGCAACAGCAGGGTCATGATACAGCACTTGTCGTAATTCTGGAGACTAATCATACTTTGCACCTTTCTTGATATCTACCAGCCAGGAAGTTGATGGACCTTCAGAAGCCGATGTCCAGCAGTAGTCAACTGTCCCGCTCGATGGAACCGCGTTTTCGCAGAGGAATGCAGTCATTTTATTGGCTTCTGCTTCGGTTTTTGCAAATCCGACGACAGTTTTAAGCATATCGCTACGGTCACCCAGCTTCAGATATTCCCAGATAAGATACACGTTCATGATTATTCCTCTTTGGTTTCAATCGCTCGTTTTGCTTCGTTTAACCGGTAGGTCAACCGACAGAACTTATCGTAATACACAACCTTATCCGCTACAAGCTTTTTCTTTGTTGTTTCGTCAACAAAATCCGCGCCCCTGGTCTGGTCCTCGACCCAGCGGATGATCTGAGGTGCTGATGGGCCACCGTCCGCGCATTTCTGCTCGGGGGTCATCTTCTTGAACTCTTCGTAATCTATAAAAGACGCGGTAGGTGATTGCTCAACAACAATCGGGATAACAACGGGAGTACGGTCGCGCATATCTTTGGTCCCTAACCCGTATCCCAGCATTGCCGAACATACCGCGACCAATGGGATCGCAACCAATACTCGTTTCATTTCCCTGCTCCTAAAATTTGTGTTAAGCCATAATAGCAAAAGCCCTCGCGGTTGCAAGGGCTTGAGTGTTAATGCAGAAGATTCTTAATTTCTTCCAGCAACAATTCCTTTTCCTGAAGAATCTCTTCGATACTGACGCCGGGTCCGATGGTCAGGGCCAGGATATTTTCCTCTGCCAGCCACAACTGAACGTTGTAGTCGATATCCTCTTCGGGATTTTCTTCGAGGTGTTCAATGATCTTTTTGAATGCGGTATGAATGTTTTCAGTAACCGCAAGCATCCCTTCTTCAACAACAGCCTCTTCATGGCCTTCTGATTTTGCTGAATAGGTACTGTCGTACTTTTGATAATAAACAATCGTGATCATGGTCACCCCATACAAACTTTACAGGAACACTTAGGGCATTCAGCTTCTTTAACCGATAAGCGCTTCGTTTTGGTTTTCGGTGCCGTGTTGTGGTCATACACGTACAGACACCGCCAGCATACAACCAATTTTGGTTTCGTATCTGTACTATTTAGTTTTGGATACGGACACGTCATAAGACAGGCTCACGTCGATGGATGTGTGTGTTTTGTCCAGATACAGCTTACCGGCAGACAGGACCAGACAGACGATACCGATAGCCAGGAAGAATGCAGTGAGTTTCTTGCTGCTGGTTTTGGCCTGTGCAATAGCCAGGATGATAAGGACTACGGATGCGATAACTGATGCGATCATTAACATGGGTACTTCTCCATCATGGATTGAATGTTGTATCTTGTGGTTTGGGTAGTGGTAAAGAGCACGCCGTGAGAACTTACACTTACGTCGAAATGCGTTGGGTATGGAAACTTTACCAACTCTGTTATTCTATGACCGTGTTTGTAATAGAAGCGCCAGTAAGATTCCATCCGCATGATAGCTATATCAATAGCAACCGCAACGGATCTTTCTGCAATCGAATCTACCATACAGTCATTAAACATCAGGATTTTGCCATACCACGGATAGCGTTTATATTGTTGCTTACTCTGATGGAAACGTTGCTTTCCTGCTTCTCTCTGAATCAACAACCATTTCAGCATTTCTTTACGAGTTCTGTTCATAGTACCCTCCCTTATTGAGAAGGCACTATATCACAGCTATCGCTGATTACCAACCACATCCGCCGTTATTTTCTTCGTCGTCGAATTCATCTTCGATTTGAACGGTGATGGGTTTACCCTGACGGCCTTGCGACTCGCCAATTTCCAGCAGTGTATTGCGCAGCATGTTGTATGCCGGTTTAGTCTTGCCGCTGTGACCCACGCGAGCGGCGTTGTACAGAGCGCAGAGGAGATGGTTGATGACGTAGGCTATCTCTGTAGGGAGTAGCTGTCCGGTCGCTCTGCGTTCGTCCAGGAGACGATCCACGATATGTTTGTTTTCTTCTTTGCCTGGGTCGTAGTTGCCCATATTTTTCATGAGGTCATTAAGAAAACCTTCATCCTCATGACTGCCGGTCGCATACCAGGTACTGAACTGATCCGGGTCATCAACAACTTCGCTTTCGTCATATCCCTGATCGTCGATATGACCAACAATCTCAAAGAATTTTGACTCAAACTCGTTAATCATTGGCAACTTGCGCTTAATGCCAACTAAGGTGATGTAAGCGCAGTTATCGCGGTCGAGAAAACTCTCTTCAACTACCACATAATCCGGCAACTGAACATGCAAACCGATGTTCTCTTTACGGGATTTTTTAAACCCTTCACGATCACGGAAAAACAGAATTGTTCCCGGTACGCATCCACAAAGATCAAACGGGTCAATCATACTGGTCATAGACATAATCATTCCTAAAGAAATGGCCCCGAAGGGCCGGGTTATCAGATTTTTACTTCCTTCTCTTCCAGAACGATGGTCAGTTCCAGAGAGGTATCGATTGATGCGGAGCCAGCCAGGTTAGCACGCTTAACCGGTACAGTCGCGGTAGGGGCGTCGAAGTCGATATCAGTGAACCAGCCATGACCGACAACGATACCGTACATCACGCGGGACAGACGCTTGTTCAGGTCGCGGACCTCGTTGATGGTAGCACGGGTCTCTTTGTCCAGATACTCGATTACCTTATCTTTGTCCAGATCCGCGAGTTCCGCAACAACGGTATCGTATGCGAACAGAATGATTAAGTCGCCGTTGTTCAGTTTCTTACCGCCTTCGCGCTTCTTAACAGTTGCTGCGACCGCTGGCAGAGACGATGCGCCTTTGATCTTCACGTTCAGTTCTTTGGACATGTACACATCAGACACATCACCGGTTGCGAC